CCCTGGATCTGCTGCGGTCGTGCTCGTGGAGAACCGATACTCACCACTCAGAAGGCCAGCGGTCGGGAGTCGGCCAGTAATCTGCCGCCACCTCGATGTCGTCGAGTCGTAGCGCACCGTGACCGACTCATCCTGCTCAAGCAGGTAGGTGCCCTGGTTGAGCGTGATGATCCGGTTCGCCGCTGTGCTCGCAGCGTCCTCGTCGGTGATGTCGATGCCTTCAGTGCCGACGTTGGTCAGCTCGAAGGTGTCACCGTCCTGCACCGCAGTCGCATCGATTCCCGTGAGAACCGATGTGGTTGCGTTGCCGGTGATCCGTGCCCAGTAGCGGGTGTTGTTGCTCGCAGATCCGGTCAGCAGTCCTGCCCAGTTGTTGTTGTTGCCTGCGGAGAGCGCTGCCGGATTGATCGGCTCGTACTGGACCGAGCCTTCCTGCATGTGCCGACCTCGTACCCAGAGCGATGCCCGTTCCGTGACGGTGGCACCTGGAGTCGAGGTCGTCATGCCACCGACTCTCAGTGTCGCCAGCTCAGCGATCGTTGCAGTGCTCGCAGCAAAGGAGATCGCGTTGATCACCCAGGCTGAGACATCCGACATGGCCAGTGCGCCGAGCGAGAGCGAGCCTGATTGCGTCAGCAAGAAGTCAGCCCACCCACCTGCGAGACCTGCCGTGCGAGCACCCGCAGCGAAGATGCCGACCTGATTGCCGACAGTGCCGGTCTGGTCGCCCAGGCTAAACTTGGCGCAGTTGAAGTTGTACTCGCCAGTCACACTGCCGCCGACGTTATCGAACAGGAAGCGATCAGCCGAGGGACTCGACCACTCCAGGAAGTCCGAGGTGGACCAGAAGAAGATCTCGAAGAAGCCTGCGCCATTCCAGAACATCGACACATCTGCTGCATTGACCGCACCACCGAACTGGATCACGCCACTGTCGTCGTGGTGAACAAGACCTGCCCCGAAGTCGCTCGCTGCCGTGCTCAAGTTGTCCAGGAAGCGACGGTTCGTGCCAGAGGTCAGCGATGAGCGAAGCGCACTGACGACGTTCGATGCCCCACCGAATGTGACATTCGGGAACTCCACGCCAATGAAGGCATCCATTCCCTCTACGCCTGCTCCTGGCTGGAACAGTCCCAGCGCTGGCTGAGACATGATGAGCCCACGAATGGTGCCGAAGTTGACGGTCGTGCCAGCGACCGTGCCATACGACGCGCCGACCGAGACCCCAGGCCAGTTGGTCACGTTCAGGGTGTCGCCAGCTACTCGTGTGCCGAGGCGAGGTAGGTGCGTCAAACCGATGACGTTGGCAACGTGAGTCCCTACCGCTCCTGCACCCACGTTCTCGTAGAGCGCCTGGGACGCGAACATGAACGATTGATTCGGCTGGACCAGAGCCGTGGTCGTCTCCATGGTGGGCTGGCCCAGGAACACCGTCTGCACCGCGAAGCCTGGAGCGACTGCCTGGTTGTAGGTGCCAAGCTCTCGAACGGTTGAAGCGATGAACAGTCCGCTGTCGATCGTGAAGTCGGGGTTCATGAGGATGAACGACGTGACCACACCACCTGACGATGGGATCACAGGGTCATAGGTGATGATGTCCACGACCGTCGTGAGCGTGTAGTCGAAGTCGATGTTCATCGGTGAGTCGAACTCAATGAACCCGAGCGCTGCATCCTTGCTGCCTCGAAGCGTCAGCGTTCCACCGACTGCCTCATCGCCGTAGATGATCTGATCACTGCCGATGATCATCGCAATCTCGGCAGTGTTCGTGAGATCCGGCACCGTGAAGAACACCATCTCCGCAGCCAGCGACGTGGCACTGACCGTCGTGCCGGTCGGGACACGCACATCGATCACAGCAGCGATGTCGTAGTGAGTCGCGCTCCAGCCAGCGTAGATGTGCGAGCCGAGCGTCTGCCCTGGAGTCACAGCCGTATGCGCAACCGTGTCGTCGTTGGTACGAGCGAAGGTCTGAATCGGCGGGAAGCTGACCGAGTGTCGATGCAGAATCAGGGTGGCATCGAGCGTACCACCGACACTGTTGATCTTCGCGTTCGCGTCATAGTTGACGCCACCGACATTGATGCCGCCCTGCTCAGTACCTGGGTCACCGATCGAATGGTTCGTGCCGAACACCGATGGATTCGGAGCGGTGACTGGCTCACCCCAGACCAGCGAATCGGCTGTGAAGGACGTACCGTCGTTCTGCCAAAGCGTGTCAGGAGGATCGGAACCTGGGTTGCCTGACTGAGCTACCAATTCGAGCCAGTCATGCGGAATGAGTTCGAGCGCGTCCAGGCGCGTCTCGTGGTTGACCAGCAGCAGTTCGTTGGCTGTGATCCTGGTCTCGAAGTCAGCGATCTGGGCAGTCAGGCCAGTGATCGCAGAGATCGGATGCTGATCAGGATCAGAGCGCCCGAACAGATCGACGTGAATGCCGGTGCCACCGAGACCCAGGAGCCGGAGTTGTTCTACGCCTTCAGAGTCGTAGGTGGTGCTGCCCATCAGCTCTCCTCGACTCCCGACACGGTGAAGTCCACCGAGTTGGCATTGGTGGTCTCAGCCAGCAGCAGATCCCCTGCCTCCAGCAACATCGTCTGTCCCTCGTCGAGCACGTCAGCCGCTTCGAGTGTCTGAAGCTCGAACCGTCGCCACACCCGATTGACACCAGTGCGGTTGACCTGAATGGTGATGACCTGATTCCCTGCGTTGTTGTTGAACAACGTGATCTGCTTCACATACGTGCCGATGCTCGCAGTCGCCGCGAAGATCGTGCCCAGCGAGACCGGAAGCTGGCCATCAGACAATGCTTTAGGAACGAATGCCATTATCTACATCCCATGTGCCCGAGCTGTGCGGGATAGCCATCGCCGCCTCCACCTCCACCACCTGCGGCCACCTCGTCGTTGAGCTGCGTGATGGTGCGGATCAGATCCTCGACGAACTGCCGCAGCTTGTACACGTCGTATTCCTTCTCGAACTGCGGTGGGTTCGGGAGCTGTGCCATTACACTCCTCCTCTCCGGCCATGTGGCCTCGCTTCGAGTCGCCACGTACCCATACGCCAGTCATCGCCCAGTGCATCGGATTCAACCAGGATCGAGATCTGTCGGCTGCGGATGCGTAAGGACTGCCGTTCCGTCGATGACGTGATCGTGAACGGGCCTTTGCTCTGAAGCGCAGTGCGTTGCGGATAACCACGTCCTCTGAGCGTCAGATCAATCGAGCCGGTCAGCTCCTTGAAGTCAGGGATCATCGCGCCGACGTGCATCATGTAGCGCCCGTTCGGGTCCACTTCCACGTCGCCTGATTCCAGTCGAGAGGACATGGCCTGGAGGACACCGTTCTCGTCGGTATCGTCCACGCCAGTCTCGTGCTGGAAGATCTTGCCAGCCTGGGTGCCGTAGGGGTTGCCTGCCAGGAACCGGGAGCTGTCATGGAATGCAGTGCGCTCGATGGTGCCGAAGTCCCACACGTTGTCCTTGTAGTTCCACTTCACGTAGCGATCGTTGGTCTCTGATGCTGCCGATGGATAGAGCCACCAGACCTCAGTGAACACTTTGTTGACCGAGCAGTACACCTTGTCGCCCTGTGCATCGTTGAGATCGTCGAACACTTTATTGCGCACGTCACACGGCAGCACTCGGAGCACACCGTCGTACATCAGGAAGTCGTCCTCGCCCATGAACACCACGATGCCGTTGACATCGACCGCTGCATTCGGGCCGATGATCGAGACGCTCTGGCCCAGGTGCCTGAGTCCGAACACCAGGGTGCCGCCGATGAACTGGAGCGCATGGAGCGATTCATCTGTGAAGATGATGATGTCGCCACGCGACTCGATCGCGGTGATGATCTGCGAGCCCACATCGAGGCGCAGGTCTCCGGCCAGGTTGGTCGTGGTGGCAATCCAGTCGGTGAAGTCCTCCGAGTCAGCCCAGCGGATCAGCAACTTATCCGGCGCACCAGGAGCCTGGAATGAGCCCGTGCCTGCACCGAAGGCAATGACGTGTCGGGCCTGCGGTGAGATCAGCATCCGCTGGATCGTGGCCGGAGCCGTGGGCACCACGACTGCCCGAATGCTCGCGCCTGCCGATCGGTCCCAGTGATACAACGTGTCCTCGTTCGGAGACGCCAGCAGATCCTCACCGAAGTTGTCCAGGCTCCAGATCCTGAGCGTCACCAGGATGCCGGTCCCGGCCTGACCAATGCCGTACTCCCCACCACCGTAGGGACCAGCGCCCCAGCCCTGCACCGTGCCACCGGATGCGGAACCGACTGGGATCTGGTACTCGGCTGTCACAGACGCGCCGCCTCCACCGACCACGGACGAGTCGGCTGGGAAGTCAGCCTCGATCGTGTAGCTGTTGGCATCGGGCACGGTCTGAATGATGAACTCCTGGTTGAGATCCAGTCCCGCCACGGTGGTGGAGCCCGAGAAGGTCACGTAGTCCCCGATCGCTGCTCCGTGGTTGGTGTCGTTGACCGTGACTTCCTGCGATAGCGCAGTGGTGTCGAACGGTCCCGACAGGGTTTCCGTCTGCCGCAACGGTGTGATGTCGGACAAGATCGACGCATTGACCACGTACAGCTTCACGTCGGTGCCGATCGCCAGCCACTGCTCATCCCCCAGATCGCTCCAGTCATGCAGTGCCCGAGCGAATCCTTCGTAGCAGTTCTGCTCCTGGAGGAACGTCGGGATGATGATGAAGCCGTTCGGGAACGGAGTATTGGAGCTGATCGCAAAGTCCGTCACCGGATCAATCGTCAGCGTGGCACTCGTGGTCTGGTCGCCATCAGCAAAAGTGTCCTGCTGTGGCCGGATGTCGATGTCGGCTGTGCCCACATCCTCCGGCAGCGCAGTGGACAGGATGAGTTGCGTCGAGGCGGCAGGTGCGTTCGCCAGGTTGCGGATGATGTAGCTCAGGTCGTTGGCGAAGTCGATGTATTCCGAGCCAGCGGCCCAGATCTGCACCGAGCTGGCCAGGGTTGCGTCACTGGGCAATGGGTCCTCGAAGCTGATCGTGCTCGCGCCACCTGTCAGCGTGGCCGAGAATTTCGTGTGATGGAAGCCTCCGGCCTGGAGCGCGATCGTCAGGATCGTGCCTTCCTTGAGGAAAGTGTTCACCGTGGTGTCGATCGTGATCTGCACGTCACCTGTGAGCCCACCCGCGATGATCGAGGCCGGAGTTCCGGCGAACTCATCGGCCAGCTCGAAGAACACTGCATCTCCGAATGTTGCTGTGACAGCACCGCTGAGCACCGGCAGGAATGAACCGTCGCCACCTCCTGAAGCGACCGACAGTGCGCCCAGGCCACCTGACTTCGTGTCACCGAACAGGATCACCGGATCGTTGTCCTCGACGGTGATACTGGAATCCATCGTGATGACCGAGGCACCTGCGCCGTAGTTGACCGAGGCACCATTGAAGTCGGTGTTGTCCTCATCGGTGTCGATGTCGCCATCGGTGGTCCCGAGCGAGGCCAAGATCCAGCCACCGAGCTTCTCTGGCAAGCCCTGGCGGAAGCGGATCTTGTCGCTGTCCTTGTACCTGCCCTTGGTGCCACGATCGGTTGGCTCAGTGAGTACACCGATCGGGATGGGCAGCTCAACTGTTGGCATTCTGGTCATTGTCAATTCACCGAGTACTGCACCATGAAGTTACTCTCCACATCCCTGTCTTGGCCCGAAGTGAACACTGTGCCTGGTGAGCCCACGTCGGTGGGATCAGCGGAGAAGAACTGCATGTCCCGGCCAGTGCCAGCCGGGACCGTCATGTAGCACTGGATCGCGGTGGTCTTGTTGTCGATCACCGTGACCGGGAACTGCACAGTCGGGCCAGCGGTGTACTGGATCTCGGTCGGCAATCCACCGATGTCATCTGTTCGGCAGATGAAGGTGGTGTTGCCCACCGCGAGCAGACTGATCACTGGGAGGACGATCGACGCATACTGGCCTTGCTTGGTGTAGTGAGCGTTGAAGGCTGTCGCGGCACCGTCACCAACTACCGTGAACGGCAACTGCACCCAGTCGAACGCTCCAACGATCGCATCATTGTGGCCGAGGGTGTGCAGCCTGTTGTTGACTCCATCGCAGTACAGGATCGTCGGCGTCTGATCCTGCGTCAGCTCCACCGGGAAGATGCTGCCTGGTGTCGTGTAGATGATGTTGCTCGCTGGGCTGGTCAGGTTCCCCACGACATAGATGGCCGAGATCAGCGGGAAGGTGATCGTGCGCGTACCACCGGGACTGCCGGTGAAGCGCAAGTGCATCGGTCGCTGGTTGTCAGTCAGGCCATTCTGCGGCGCGAGCGTGACATCGCCCAGGCTGATCGGGATGTTCACGAAGCCAGCGATCGACTCATCCATCAGGTCAGAGTCAGCCGAGTTCCAGATCGTGCCCCACTGGTTGATGTTCCCCAGGTCCGTTTGGAGGATGTATCGAAGCAGTGCTGTGAATGTGTCAGCCATTATGCGTGTGCCGTTAGCGGGTACAGCGTGGAGATGTTGTACATCCACGCTCGATCCGAGGTGAGGGTGTAGTTGCTGCCATCGATCATGACGATCTGCCAGTCCGTGGCCGCTGCCTGAATCCTGAGCACCGAGGGTGTGTAGACCCAGCCGCCTCCGGTGTCCTCCCAGAGCGACACCGGGATGTACTGCGGCTCGACCGGCAGGATCTCCGCTGGCAACGTCCCCGCTGAGATCGAGAGATTCAAGCTCGTGGTGTTCCAGTTGATGTCGTTGACCGAATCGATGTTGATGTAGCAGAACTCGCCAGTCACCAGATACTCGACACCCGCTGTGGTCCCAGCTCCACCGTTGGCACCAGGAATGTCGAACGTGAATGAATCGTTCGGACTCTGCGGATCGGTGATCGTCTGCTGACTTGCAGCTATGTCAGACTGGTCGATGACATTGATCACCGGGATGTGGCCGATGTTCACGAACAGCGTACTGTTCTGCCCTCCATTGACGATCTCAGTACCTGGGCCAACCAGGGCAACTTCCTGATCGGTTTCGTTGATGACGAAGTACAGCTTGCTGACACTCGGGATAGTGAGCAGCCTGATAAACGGAGGGGTGCCGATGACGCGGAGGATCATTGCTCGTGCCTGGTCTGCTGCTCCGTTGTTGGCGGTCAGCACCACGTCGCCAGCAGTCACATCGACCGTGGTGACACCAGCCACGCCAGCTTCCAGCAACGAGATCATGCCATCGTTGAGCAACGGTCCCCAGGAGTCGTCGTTCGCTCCGACCTCCGGCTTGGTCAGTCGCAGGCTGTTTGTATAGGTATCGACCATTAGTTCTCTGCCACGTTGTATTGGAGCCAGGTCTGTCGGATTCGACGCGCCGAACCGTTCTGCCATGCGTCGTTGAACGTATCCTGCGGGAAGAACTCAATCCGATTGGTGGTGAACACGGCATACGCATCCATCACCCCGATCGGATGTAGATCCTCCTCGATGAAAAGCTGGAAGCTCTGCGGTCGTTCCGGTGGAGTCGGGAAGCTCCCGGTCATGATGAACGAGGTCGAGGTCACGGTCGCTATCAGATCATCCCAACCGATCGCAAACGTGCTGCCCTCGAACGACCAGTAGACCGTCGTCGTCGCACCACCTCCATCTGTGATCGTGCCAGTGGTCTGCTCCATGTCCCCTGTGAACGGCAGCACCACGCCGGTCGCCTCCAGCAAGAATGCCTGATTCAGCGTCTCATCGATCGTGATCCAGCGCTTCGCAGGGAAAAACGGCAGCTCCACCGCGACACCACCTTGCGGCTTGATCTGGATGTTCTTCGGCGTACTGTTGATAAAAGCGTAGAGCTTCTGTCGGTTCGGCACGTTCACCGTGATGGTCCCGGCTGGTGGAAAACCGTCAAGCACGATACACATGAGCCGCGCTTCATTGGAGATCCCTGCATCGTCACTGAGCGTGTAGTCGGTGATGCCGGTCATGTCGATGATCGTTTGCCCAGCGATTGCTTCATCGGCCAGTTCGATGAACTGATCGTTGTGAGCTTCCCCCCAGATGTTGGGGTTCTCACCAGGCTCTTGCTTCAGGAGCTGTAGGCTGTCAGTAAATAATCCCATTACGGTCTGTCATCCACGGTTCGTGCTGCGTTAGCAATCGGAGTGTAGTCACTGCGGATCAGATCCCGCAGCTCCATCCGACGCACTGGCAGCTTCTCGCTGTAGAACGCCTTCCACTTGTCCACGTCGTACTGGTCGGACTTGGTGTACTGCTCTGCTTCGATCATGCAGGCATCGAGCAGGATGTCGCCCTGCTGATCTCCCAGCCAGGTGTTCTGGTTGGCCACAGCCAGCGCATCCGGGATCGAGATCTCCCGCAGCACCACCGGGTACGCCTGGTCGGGAGCTGGCGACACGAAGTAGTCGGTCTCGTTCAGCTCCGCGTAGTAGAGCGGCTGCGCGGTCGTGGCCACGGTCGGCTCGTAGTCGATGCACCACTCGTAGGTGCGGCGTTCCAGGTAGGTCCGTGCGCCACCAGCCACCGGAGTGATGTGGATCGAGCGAGTGCCCTGCCAGGTTGCTGGCTTGATGCTCTGCTCGTTCTGGTTGATCGTCAGCACGATGCCGGTGCGCACTCGGTTGAAGATCTCCAGGTTGAAGTCCGTGTACACACGAGTCTCGCCCATGGCCACGATGTTCGGCAGCTCAGCGATCAGCTCAGCGCTGTCGTCCTCCAGCCAGGTCTGAATCGCGGCGATCAGCTCGTCGTATGTGAATGCTACTGTTGAGGCCATTAGATTACATCTCCCAAAGCGATGCCGGTCCAAACTCCAGCAGTGTTGGCAGGGTCAGGCTCGTCATACCAAGTGACTCCATCGGTGCTGGCCTGGAGCACCGGGCCAGTGTCGTCGCAGGCCATGAACTTGCCCAGCTCATCTGAGTACACGACATCCCTGCCATTACCGGCCAAGCCACCGTCCACACTGGATCTCTGGGTCCAGCTCACGCCGCCATCGGTGCTGCCGTAAATGCCCTGGTTGCCGACAAAGATCAGCATGTCCAGGGCCGCAGAATAAGTCATGGCGCAAAGGTCGCCGGTCCAGCCAATGCCAAGGTCTGCACTGTTGATGTCCAGCGACCAGCCGCTGGCTCCGGTGGTGCTGACGTTGCACTCGCCACCTGTCTCGATTGCTACGAACCGATTGCGGGTCGAGTCATAGGTGCAAGCAACCACCGTGCCACTCGCATGTGCGCCCGAAGGCGCGGCCCAGGAGATCCCATTGGTGCTGTGCAGGACGTTACCAGTGGGAGAAGTTGCAGTGTTACGACCAACTGCGATGGCATTGTTCCCTGTTGGAGCGGCAGCGACATCGTGGAGGGACGAGCTGGCTGGCGTGGTGCGTGTCGTCCAGGTGATCCCGTCGCTGCTGGTCCCGATCATGATCGTGCCAGAGTCACTCGCGGCTTTGATGAACAGGGCCAGGTCAGCCGACCAGATCACTGATGTCCACGGGCTTGCATTTGCCGGTGTCCGCTCAGTCCAGGTGATCCCATCGGGACTGGTCATCACTGCGTTGGGACCGACTGCTGCGAACAGACCCAGCGTCGGTGAGTAGGCTACCTTCTCATAATCGTCAGAACTGAGGGTGTCATTCACAGCCCAGGTCGAACCCTCGCTCGATACCACCGCTTCATTCGGCACGGTGGCATCCTCGACCAGCACCACTGTCTGCCGCAGCGGATTTGTCGGTCGCGCTCCTTTCCAGATGTCGAACCAAGTCCCTGCGGGTGTTGCCACCGGGGTTGCGACTGCCCCCCAGGTGCTGCCATTGAGACTTCGGGCCGCACTGAAGCCATTATTGCCGTTATTACACGCTGCCCAGGCTCCGATCCCAGGATGATAAACCAGCGACTGATAGGTGCCGACATCGCCTGGTGCGGAGACCATGTGATCCGTCCAGGAGATCCCGTCACCGCTCGTATGGAACCCAATCGATGCCGGTCCAGAGGCGACAAAACCCCCACCCGAGGAGTGCATGTCGGTGGTGCCTGACAGCAAGCCGTTGGGTGGCGCTGGCCCGGATGCGTTCCAGTTGATCCCGTCCGTGCTCCACATGTTCGAGATGTCGCCAGCATTGGCGCTGACCGTTCTGCCAGCGTTATTGACGCCGAAGCCGCCTGAGACGGTGATCGAGGGAGTGGAGCGCGAGGTCCAGGTGATACCATCCGGGCTGGTCGCTATTCGATCAGCGGCGGCGTTGCCAGCAATCCACAGGCCCAGTGGATCATTCCAAATCAGCGCGGACCAAGTTTTGCCATCCATGCCTGCTGGTGTCGTCTGGAGCGTCCAGTTGTCCCCGTCTGGGCTGGTCTTGACCTTGTTGCCATCGGTCGCGCCATCACCGCTGATGGCGCAGAACAGACCCAAGGTCTCGGAGTAATCCATCGCCCTCCAACCACCTGGCACGACATCGCCAGTGGCTGGTCGCCAGCTTGCGCCACCGTCCTCGCTCAGATACGTGTACGCATCGATGGCAGCGGTGGCGGCTATAGCAGCCCAAAGGCCACCCTGTTGGCCACCGAGATCCGGCGCATACGTCAGCTCCTGCCAGTTCTGGTCAACGATCTGCATCAATTCCCAGGTGGTCCCGTCTGAGCTGCGCATGATGCGGAACCCATTGGAGCCGGAGTTGGCGATCATCATGAACAGGTCGGTGGTCTCCCCGAACACCAAGGTGTTGGAATCTTCCGAGACAATCCCGGCCTCGTCGGTGGCCTTCACAATGTAGGAGTTATTCTTGTTCGTACAGTCTGCCGTGGTGTCGGTGTACGTCAGAAGCGCTGCGTCCACCGTAGCAATGACCTCGAACGCGCCACCATCTTGGGAGCGACAGACGGTGTAGAAGGCAATCGCGTTGAGCGCCGGAACTGAAGCTGTCCAGTCCAGTACAACATCATCACCAGAACACACCCCAGACAGCACCACCGCTGACGGTTGCGTTCCCAGGCAGACAATGTTCGATGGCCCGACACCAGTTTGTGGTGAGCCACCCGTGGCCTCGCCCACCAGCACCGAGACCGCATCGACTCGATAGCAGTACGTGTCGGTGCTGAAGTCCACCGCACTGTCGGTGTACGCCAGCGGATGCACCTCACCGAACGGGAACTCTGGATCTCGCACCACCGGCAGCGTGTCGTACAGCACGAACGAATCAGCGAAGCCTGGGTCCTCGACCAAGACACTCACACTGCGGTAGATCCTGTACTCCTCGATCTGATTGACCGGGGATTCAGCCTCCGTCCATGTGAGATCGCTGCTCGCCATTACGGTGTAATCGAGCCGCTGAGAACTGGTGAGGTGGTTCCTTGCTCCCTTTCAGGTGCTGGCCTGAACAGCACAATCGGATCGGTCACTGAAGGCAGTGACTCCTGCGGATGCTTGGGCTCATACCAGGCCGGATCGACGACCAGATTCGGGTAGTAGCCATCAGCCACCATGTCCTTGAGCAGCATCTTCCTGCCGGATCGTGCGCATTCCCCGAGCGCGTTCTTGCCCTTGGCGTAGCCGAACTTGCCTCGTGCGCCCATCAGCGTCTCCTGCGCATTCCGCGACTACGTGGCGAATCAGGCGGGATGTCCTCGGTCGGCTGTCGTGCCGTGACCCGGTTCCTGGCCAGCCGGTTGCTCACGTTGCTGGCTGTCGAGGGCTCTGGCAATGGAGTCGATTGACCTGGGACCTGCTCCGGGGTTTCCAGAGCCGAGTGATCGAACACTGGCTCATCGCGCTGCTCGTACCCAGGTCCGGTCTGGATCGGCGGCTGCGTCGGTGCCGGTGGAGGTGTCATTCGTCGGCGCTGCTCCTCGGCTCGTCGCATGTGATCACGGAAGTCCGGTGCGATCTCGGGTTGCCGCCCAGGTTGACGCGGAGGCCCACCGAGCGAACCAGGCACTCTGTTGCTGTACTCGCCAGCTTCAGGGTCCCAGCGCACACCTCGACCACCCTGGAAGCCACCAGTCTCCCGGCGCTCTCCCGCGAGGGTCTCGTGCTGCGCCTCTACGTCCCGCTGTGATCTGGCTGTCGGCTGGTTCACGCGGCGCTGTTTGAACTCCTTCTGGAGTGCGCCGTAGACTTTCCCGAGAACTCCCCGTTTACCAGTCGGCTTGAAAGCGTTGACCCGGTTGGTCAGGTTCTGTCTGCTGGCCATCAGAATCCCATCCCTCTGCGTCCACGGCTACGGATCGAGCGCCCTCCGGTAGCGCCACCGATCCCGCCAGTTCGCTTCGGCGTGGTGGTGCTGCCACCACTTAGTCCTGACACACGGTTCCGAGTACGTCGGTTCGCTGATACCACACCAGATCTGTCAGGACCTGCGGCCTTCTGCCGGTTCGCCTGCATTCGTTGGATCGCTTGGGACATGAGCCCACCAGTTCCACCAAGGGCTCTGCCACTGAAGCCTGGTTTGGCCCTGTTGCTGCCGAACGCACCTGCCCTCAGCCTGCGTGGATCGAAGCCTCCCCAGATGGCTCCCTTAGATGAAGGGTCTCGACGGAACATGCCTTGACCAGCACCTTGGGCACTCATCTCTGCTTCCCTGGCCTCGCCCATCTTCCTGGCTTGCTCCTTCTCTTGCCATTCTCGCTTCTCCCGGTCCCATGGTGTCTCAGTCGCTTGCGCTTGCCTCTCGCGCCCGGTGTTGGCCTGCATCCGTGCCCAGGCCCGATCAAGCCCAGCCTGACCACCAGTGATACCGGCCAACTGCTGTCGAGGCGTCTCGCCCTTTTCCCATGCCAGCTTCTGCTCAGGAGTCCAGCCACCCTCCCCCTTTCGCATCCGTGGGCCGAACGGGTTCGCTAGATCCTTCTGCTCCTGCCGCCACCGTTTCCTCCGCTCAGGAGTCCACTTGGACTTCCACTCGGGTTCAACTGCTGCCGTGACGCCAGAACTGGTGCCCTGAACATTGCGCGTCGGCTTGTCGCTCATGCCTGCGTTCGGGTTGGCCTTGCGGCCCAGCATGGCCATCTGCTCAGCAACTGGCCGACTGGCCAGCTCACGCTCTCGTGCCATCGCTTCTTGCCGGTTGTAGCCGGTGCCACCTGGCGTGGTGTGCCGGATGATCTGTTCCTGGGTGCCGCGACCTACGCCGGTCTGCTGGGCCTTGGCGATACGGGACTTCGCCCGGTCGTCAGCTCGCACCAGCTCCTCGCCGCTTTGCTGTCGCCGCCACTGCTCCATCTTCGGGTTGACGTAGTTCGCCGGTCCTCCGTAGGCACCAGCGAGCGGACCTCCCCCGTAGCCGTACATGCGGCCTCGGCGCGAACCCAGATTCTGTCTGCTTGCCATCTCTTATCCCCTTGCCCTGCCGAACTGCTCCGGTGGAGCTTCAACTGGTGCTGCGAACGTCGGGATCGCACCTGGGATCGCTTTGATCCCAGGAGCCCCGCTCTCGGTTGCTACCTCTGGTGGCTCCAGGCCGAAGCTACTCACCGGACCTCGCTCCAGTGATTCGATCCCGCCACCAACAATCGGTTGCGTCGGGATCTCCCCGACCACCTCCTCGGGTGGGCCTTCGCTCGCCTCCTGCGCATCCCAGAGTTTCTTGCCGTACTCAATGCCCTTTTCTACATACTTCGGGTCCCAGCCCTGATTCTGGCCGAAACCTTGGATCGCGCCAGTGGCCCAGTTAAACGCATACATCTTCGCTATGCCTTCCGCCAGAGAGTGCATCCCCCGGCTGGCACTGGTGTCGATGCCTTCTGCCTCGGCTTCTTCAAACGTCCTGCCTCTGGGACCACCCCACAGGTTCACCGAGGGCTCGTAGTCTTTCCCGAGCGCCTTGCCCCAGACCTGCTCACCACCAGGCGCGAACATCGCCCCGATGAAGATGCGCTCCGGGTCCTCCTTGATCATGTCCTTCCACTTGTCGAGCTGGAACCGCTCGAACTCGATCTGGTCCTGGCCCCACTGCACGATGTCATCGAACAAGCCCACTACCGTCTCCCGTAGAACCTGTCGTAGCTGGCCGAGATGACCAGCGGTGCGCTGTCCCGGTCCTCATCCTTGGCCTCCAGGAAGCACTGCTCAGCCTCCATCCGCAGTCCCTGGTAGCGTTCGGGCTTGAACTTCTGCGCGATCCGCGCAGCCAGCTCACACACGAACGCCTCCTGGAATCGGAACGGCACGTCGAGCGTGTTCTGCGCGTTGCCACCGTCCTCGATCTGGAAGTACACGTCGCTGATGATCTGGTCGGTGGTGTTCTCACCAGCGAGCCAGTAGAACATCTGGATCGGTATCGAGTCGCCAGGGGTGTCCCGACGACGATCGATGAAGTACCTGTCCGGTCGCCCGGTCAGGTTCTTGTCATGCAGGAGCGTGTAGTCCTCACGCGAGATGGGATACATCTGCGTGTCCACACCATTGCGCCGGAGCACGACCATCTGCACATCGATCGCACCTTCCGGCAGGTCGAACACGTTCTCCCCGACAGTGGCGATCGTGTGGACATTCTGACTGAAGGTCCACTGCCTGAAGCCGAGGTTTGACCACCTGGACAGGATGAAGCCCACTGAGCGGCGGATCGATACGATGTGATCACTCTCGATCGCCTTCGGATCTAACCCCGCTCGCTCAGCAGCTTCCTCCGTGTAAGTGGCCAGGTTCGGGTCAACGATAAACGTCCCCGTAGTAGCCATTGCCGCTTACCCCCTACCTGTTCGAGTGGATCTGCTGAACGATCTCCAGCTCGACTGAGTTCACCGTGAACAACGTGTTCGACACGAGCCGCAAAGCTCGCACCGGGAACGCGATGTTCCCCGAAGTCACTCCCGTTGCTGTGACATTCACCAGGGTGTCGTGATCGACCGGAGTTGCATCTGGATGCACCCGATCGAACTCGCTGCCTACCCAGTGCCCCACCGTTGGCTGGGGATCGTTCCCCCTCCAGGCCAACAGGTTCGACAGGGTAAGTTCCACAGTGAAGTCAGGCGTCAACGTGCCAGCCGGAATGTTCAGCGCCAGTGCTACCGCGAAGTCTGGGATGTAGTCCACCGGGAACCAGCTCGTCGAGACGATCGTGGTCGGACCCGTGCCGACTTCGATCGCACCCGCTGAGTCGCCATCGATCGTGACCCGCGTGACAGTCGTGAACGCACGAGTTGTCTGCGCTGTCGCGGCAGCACCAGCCACCGCTTCGAGGACGTGATTCCCCTTCAGGTCCGTGCCTTCGACGACGAACCTTCGAGCAGACTCGTCAGCAGCGAACGTGAAGAACACCTGTCGCCGGAAGTCCATCGTCGCCACACCACCCGCTGCAAACGCACCGTTGATGGTGAGGTTCTGATTGCCTCCAGCAGCCGGAGTCTGACTCAGACAGACCGCATCAGGATCAGCCGTAGCGTAGGGAGAGATGCTTATTACATTCGGTCTCATGACCCTCTCCTTTAGCCAGTGAAGTTGTTCCCGTAGCCTTCCTTGGTGAGATCCGAAGCGACGTACAGCAGGATGTAGTCCGCAGACGCATCCGGCAGGTTGCCTGGGTTGTATGTGCCCCGAGCGTCACCTGTCGTTGCTGTCGGTGGATCGGTCTGGTCTGCCACGGTGAACGTGCCACCCTCTGCCGCACCCGCGCCATCGAAGGCGTGGAGTACGTCGTAGGCGTTGACCAGTTGGCCTTCCAACCCCAACTCGACGTTGGCCAGCGTGACGCTGGTGCCGACTGAGAGGTTACCGGCCAGGACCAGATCCAGACTGATCGCTGTGACTGCGGAGAACGCTGATGCAGTGACGACCTCGACCGTGCCGTTCAGCGCCAGGTCCTCGACCAGCAAGTTCCCCACCGTGTCTCGACCAGTGATGGTCAAGGTCTGGGTGGTGTCACCCGCGTTGGCTGAGACTGCGCTGATGTTTCGCGGTGTCGTGATCGAGGCCACCGTTCCCGTGACGAACGCGCCATCGAGAACAAGATCGCCAACAACTCCGGCCAAGCCGCCACCGGCTGGCAGAAGGATGCCATCTACGTCTCCCGCCTCGACATCGATCAATTCGAGTCGAGTCAGGACAGCCATGGACATGCCACGCTGCGATTGGTTGATGCCGAAGCCTACCGGCGCTCCGATGAATAACTCATCGGCATGTGTGATTGTATGTCTACTCATGATGAACAGCTCCTGTTGAGCAGGTGCATCCAGCACCGTTCGATTGAAGTGAATGGTCCCATGCCAGATTGCTCCGGCACGGGACCACCGTCACATCAGGTCGTCAGACCTAGATGTTAGCTTCCGCCTCCCGGCGAGCCGTAGGCACCGCGCCAGTCACTCCAGCCGAAGCTGTAGCGTTCCCTGGCCTTGTACCGCAGATTGCCAGTCTCGAAGTCACCTTCGATACCGCGACTGACTTTCTTACGAACAAAGTGCTTGAGCCCATCTGGGCAGTCGGTCTTGAGGGTCCACTGATCGGGATCAGTCAGACGATGGTTCACGCAGAACCCATCACCGACCGTGCCCAACGTGTAGATCGCACTGATGTCATTGTCACCAGTGTTCGTGCGATACGGCGACATCAAGATCCGCGTGGCCACGAACTGAAGTTCCGTGGGAACAATCAGCTTTGTGATCTGCGCTGCAATCGGGATGCCTCGATCGTCGTCGAACTCCGAGATGTCAATGGCCGCTTGCTCAAGACTCGCTTCCGCCAGGTCAGCAGGAGTGGCCAGCGTATTAGACTGAACACCTCCACCGAATTGCGGATGGTTCGCATTGAACAGCGTGACACCATCTCCACCCAGGAACGCTACATCGAACCCGTTGTTGATGATGTTGGCACCCTTCACTTCCTTCGTGTGCTGAAGTGAACGAGCCAACGAACGGGAGTACTTCGCTCCGAGAGAACCGTACAGGCCATCTTCTTCAGCCTCCTCGGTGATTGCGAACGCGAGTGCGATCGTCTCGTGCGTGTACCTAGCAACAAAGGACTCTGCTCCCTCGTCGTAGGCGACTCCTTCCCCTTCTGGTTTCACAGGTGCCCC